CTTCAGGCGTAGTCGCCTTATCGAGAGCCGTTTCTAACTCTGGAGTTACATTTACTTCTGCACCCGGTGGGGTGATTTCCTTCTCTGTTACTGGCATACTGCTGCTCCTTCATTCCTTGTCTGTTCTTCGTGTTGAAGTATCCTGACTCTTAAGTCGTCAGCCATATCAGCCGTTGCACGACTGAAGGGGTCTTCTGAATCCATGAGAACGGCTGCTTCTTCCACACCCGCTTGAACCGCCTGTTGGATACCGTTGAACAATCGTTGATGTGATTTCTTAGCGGCCCGGAAGGCGATGCTTCTGGCAACAAGCTCATCCCGGTCCCACCCCTCGAAGTTAACCAAGGCATCTTCAGCAATCTTTACAGTCTGCTCCGAGAGCGCCACCATATCGTTCCAGCCGGGATGGGCTATAAGGGAGTGCAGCCGATTGGCTCGGTCAACGGCTAGGGTAGTCCGGGGCTCGAACGGCCTGTCTACAGTTACTGGCACTTAAATATCTCCCGTCGTTCCTGTTGACCCGCCGCCGACGAAGTTCGCATCGGACTTCTGGAACTGAGCGCGGTCAGCACGGTTTAAGGCATCCTCTTCGACCGTGTGGCCGTGCTTCTGGTCTTGTGCGTTCGACTTGAGCGTTGCTTCACCCGACTTCAACAACAAACGGTTCTCCGCTTGGTTGTTGTCGATTTCTTTCTTCGACTCGGTTTGAAGACTCAACATCTTCTCCGCAGGAGGAGGCGTTTGCTGGCTTGCAGCATAACGCTGCTTGTCCTCATCATTCATAGGTTGAATGACATTCTCGCGGTACGGAAGCCCAGTGCTGTCGATGAGGGCTTTGTAAAATTCAGCGACATTCAACTTCAACGCCTGAACCCCGAGGAGTTCAACCGTGCCGGGGCTTTGAATCATCGTTTGAATAAACCCGATGAGTGAATTCAACTGTGTCCGGGCACGGAGCCTTGTTGCTGCTGAGACAGTCACAATGTACTGACCATTAGCAACCGAGAGCGGGTCAATCTTCTTGACGCTGGCGGAGAGTTCATCGCTGAGCCACTGCTTGATTTGACTCGGCTTCAGCTTGTGATTTTGTTCGATGATGTATTCGATAAAGGGCACAAAAATGTTATCCGCAATTTGGTCGATGAGGTCAGTCGTTTTAACTCCCTCACCCGCGATTACCGCGTTAGCAGAAGCTGGATTTCTGAGGTCACCGGGCTTACCGGCGTTCTGTCCCGTGGCCGAGATACCGGCACCGGAGATGGCTACCGCCCACGACTTCACTTGTTCAATGACACCAAGTGGCTCAAGGCCGATGGTGTTACGTGTCAAAGGTTCAATCTTCTTTCCGGGGTCGGACTTCATAATCTTGCCGGGGAAAATCCACTGCGCCTGAGCCGAGTTATTCATACCAGCATCCGTGCTGTAGACACCCATCAAATTCAGATTCAAATCATCGAAAAATGCGTTCACAATTCCCTGCCCGATGCGCTGAAAATCTGTCAACCAAAATCCGAGACCGTAGCCGTAGAAGCTGTCAGGGGCCTCACGAAACACGAAGCTGAGAAATGGAATCTTAGCCATATCATGTGGTTCGTTGTAGAGAACATGCTGGCTCTCCAAAATCATGCAGTGGCGATATGGTGTCCAGTAATCAAATACTTCCCAATTCTTCGCCAGCGGGTCAGCTTTGGAGTGGTCAGCATCTTCCGGATAGGCTTTCTGCGGTGTCACGGTCTGCTGAAAGATGGAGTTACCTGAGTTACCGCCCTGCGTATCGAGTACATTGGAGGCCGTCGAATCCACCTTCATGGGCGTGGTAAGGGCGATAAGCTGCTCACGAGTGGGGATATTGAACCCATCGGTATCACGGAACTTGTCGAGGTCATAGGTGTTGGGATAAATCAACCGGCCAGCCCATCCAGCCGTCCAGATTTCACCACGGCGGCAAGCAGGGTCTACACGTAGACGGCGTATCGGCACATGTTCGAACTTCGCTTGATTGAATTCGATGATGTGGTCGGTGTAAGTCTCAGTATTGTCGATGTCGCCACCCTGAATTGTGAGTGAACCACCGGCCACAGCCACACTGGTGTTCTGGTGCTTGTTCCTTATCTTTTTGACATCCTGTTTGTACTGTTCCCATCCGAATGTGGCGACACCCGTGCCATAGAGAAGGCCATCGTAGGCAACGTGGCGCATTTCCTGTTTGAAAGCAGTTCCACGGAACCCGCACTTTTTGAATTGGGCTCTAACCAAAGCTGTTTCAGCCGCTGCGGTGTCTATATCTGTTCCAGAGGTTGGGTCAAGCATAAAAGGCTGGAATCCGGCGAACAAAGACTCTTGAACGACGCCTAGCATCGAATAGAAATGCTCTGCAAGGATGGGCAATCCAAGGTGGGAACGGTATTGGTCACTTCCCTTCCATTTGACTGGCTCTACGTGGGCGCGAAGCATCAATTCAGCGATATTCCACGACCCGATGAGGCCGCGTGATGCCTCAAATGCCTCTGAAAGGAGCCGATTCTGCGTGGCTTCCTTCAACATACTTAAATCGCTGCGGTCTTGGTCAGGGAAACCAACATCTCGCTTCTCAATGGGGAGCGCCAATTCGCCGGGTGTGACTGCACCGGGGAGGTCGAGAAGGCGAATCTGTGCTAGGTTGTCAAGTTCGAGTGCCATAGTTCCTCTATCTATGCGGGTCAAAGTCCGCTAACTGTTAAATACTGTTAATTTAGTAAGTGCCGGGGATTCTTGTGTCATACCCAACATCTTCCGGTGGAGCATTCAACCTCCGGATAAATGCCAGCGGGGAAATGCCCTGCGGTTGAGGGAGGGCATCCTGTGCGAGACCCGTGGGAGCTTCACATACGAATCCAAGGCAGTCGGCAAAGTCATCATGACGACCGAGCTTCGGCCACCGTTTTAACTGTGTCGTGAGTTGGTCGTAACCGGGTATATGCCCGTAAATCCAGAGACGACGTTGTGCAAGCACACCTTTGATGGCTCCGATGCGTACCTTCTTGGCATCCTTGTTGTTGCTGCCCTTCAGCCATTCAATCGGGAGTTTTTGGACATTGTGGTCCCGAGCAAAGATGTCAAACACCGTCTGAAATGTCGTCCACGCGGGGATACGCTCAAGCCAGACAATTCCGGGGCGGTGTTTCAAAATCAGGGTGAACAATTCGTCGGACATTTTCATTGCGTCCCATTGCCCATAGGCACAGTCCACGACGTAAAGTTGTCCAATCCAATAGCGGACGACCAGCAAGACCGTCATATCGCGTTTGTCGTCGCCCACATAGCTGAGGTCTCCCATGATGAAACAAGGTGCCTGTAGGGCGGTTGGATACTGCTCTTGGTGGAACACCGTCTGTGCCCCAAGCAACTCATCCGTGAAGGTCTGGTCGCCTTCCGCGATGGGGTTATTTTCATATTGGCAAGCGAAGAACTCAGTGCCGATGCGGATGCGCTCCGCTTGTAAAAACTCGACACTGTGACCCTCTGTACGCCCGTCCTTGCAGCGGAACCTCGGGAACAATACTCCGATGGCTCCGGAGTCGATGAAGTGCTTGCACAGGCACGCTGAGGCAGCGCAGGGGTGCTCAATGTAGTTCGAATCGAAGTCATGCTCCACATCTTTGTGGCCGCAGACTTTGCAGATTTTTACCCAACAAGACTTAATCGAAATAATCCATGGGTCGGTGCCGAGTTCGGCTAACTCCAACTTTGCGAGGTCTTGAATCTCTTCGTAAAGGTCTCCGAAGCTGTAGCGAGTTCCAGTGACATACATGAATCCATCTGGTGCCAACAGGGGGCAGATGTCTCGATAAGCCTGAATGCACTTCTGAAGTAGCTTGATGGAGGAGTAGTTACCGTCGTTTACCAAGTCATCCGTGAAGATAACGTCGAAGTGCATGGACGCTTTTGTCGAACGGGCGGTCGAAATCATCATGGTGGGTTCGGCGAACGTGGTGTTCGCCCTACACGGCACCGTGAACTGTGACATGTTCCCGAGCTTGTCGCCAACGAACTCGGGGAATAGCTCTCGCAGCTTCTTCGGCGGCGATTCAAAGAACTTCTTGACGCGGCCAAGTTGGAGCATGGCGAGAGTGTCGCTGCCGGACAAAAAGCAGATTCTGATGTCTTTGTAGTTGAGAATGAGTTGAATGATTTCAACGATGATGGATGAGGTTTTGAAGGTACCCCGGCTCCATAGAATCATGCGCTTCTTTTTTACTAAGTCGAGGTCGTAGAGGGGCACGCCGGGATTCTTCTTGAGGAACTTTTCAAAGAGCCACTTATGGGGGATTTCCTGAAAATCCATCTCCATGACTTCGACGCCGAGATACAGGTGGTCGGTGAGGGCGCGGTAACGCTCCTCCGCCCACTTGGTCTGTGCGGCCTTAGAAAGTTTTTTGTAAGCCGTGACAAATCCGGGTGGAAAGTTTGTCATGTCCACTTGGTAGTCCATGACAAATGTCCTAACTGAAGAGAGTTACCTGAGCCTTCGAACCCGTCGAGGATGTGTCGATGAAAATACGGCTGGCGTCCACATTCTGTGCCGCGTTCTCAGGTCCGCCGAACCAGATGTTGTTCTGAGCGCCACTCACCCAAAGCAACTGTGTGGTGTACCGGGTTACGCTCACATTGCCGTCGCCAACATAGATGTAGGAGGCCGCGTTGCCCTTGTCGGGCTCGATACGCACGCCGCGAAACTTTTGGGCGGGGTCGGGCGCTGTGTTACCGGCGTCGGCGGTTGAAGTAACATTGGCGTGGGTTGTTGCGAAAGAGAAGGACAAAGCAGCGGGGTTGTTTGCCACCGAAGTTACGGTCAGACCGTTGAAATAAGTCGCGGTCGTAAATCCCCACAAGGTTACTTGCTGGCTTTTGTTGTAACCGATGTTAGGAAGAGAGGCCAACACAATGGTGGCCACACCATTCAGGATGGAGAATGAGACAGCGGCAACTGGGGTGCCGCTATAAATCGGAGTGGGTGTTCCAGCGGTTGCACTGACGGCTGCGATGGTCTGAGGAATCATTGTATTTATGCCTTTACTTTCTTTTTGAAAGGTAGCGCCAAGTTAATTGGTTTCTTCGGCTTGTCAGCCGGTTCGGATTTCTTAATAAGCCCTGCGAGGGCGGAACTCAAATTTGCCATAGTGGGGAACTCCCTACTTATCACTTTCAAAGTCAGATAAGTCGAATTTGTCCGACTCCTTGATGACCTTGGGGCGTCCTCGTTTTCCTGCTCCAACTACATATATGGTGCCGTCTGCCCGTTTTCTCGTGCCTCGCCCGATGGCCATATCTATTTGCTTTTTCAAATTTCTGGTATCCACTGTTTTGTCTGCAAGGATGGGCAAGCCTATTTCCTTGGCAATTTTTATCGCCTCCAACAGGGGGCTGGTTTTCCAACCCTTGACTTCGGCGTAGAGGGTGTAGGCACGAAGCTTCACCGGGTCGATTTTTCCTTTGGCGATGTCTCGCACCAGCCGGTGCAGGAATGCCTGTTGCGGGTCGTCATTGAAGTGTGCGGCCACAGCCATCTGAACTTTAAAGCGGCCAAACACCGCGTAACTCATCAACAAGGCAACGTGGTCGTTGGCGCACGGATAAGCCGTCCTGATGGCGTTTATCTGGTCGTAGTTATTGCTGATGAACGTGGCGATGCACAGTTTTTCCTTGGCCGTGCAGCACTGAAACTCGGCGGTCTCTGCGAGTTGTTCGAGAGTGAGCTTAGGCATTGTCTTTTACGACCTTTCCGAGACACTCGCCCTCTTTAAGGAGAAGAAACTCAATGCCTTCCAATCTCATGGGGATGCCGCTATACATTCCTCGTGCTATCAAATCCCCCTTGCTAACTCTCAGGGGACGAAGAGAACCGTCCTCTTTGATGTAGCCCTCACCCACGGCAACAACAGAAGAAAACAGCACGTCCTCTTTGCTTGTTTCAGGCAAGATAATCCCGTCAATAACCTGTTCGGTGGTAACGTCGATAGCCAGAATCTGGTCGTAAAGTGGGATGAAACTCATGCAGTCTCCTGACAGTAGAGACAAGATGGATGAATCAGTCCTCTACCTACGTGCCAATACTTGTGCCCCCCTGCGTTGTGAATTCCCATTGACCCTTTTCCCTTCACCTTCATAAGGTGTGCTGCCAAGGCGGCTCTGTGGGATGCCGAATGGGGCACACCACGACGCTGCCTGCTCATCAGTTGCTTGGTCTCTGGAGAAAGAGGTAACCCCTTGCGGTCTCGGTTCATCTGCGCCAAGAGAGGGTGTTTGACTCCTGCCGGTCCGTCGCCTCCATCAGTCAAATTACGAAGACAGCCGGTTCCTAAATCTTTCCTACCATAACGTTCGATAAGTTTTCGTTCTGCATCAAATGCTTCCGCCTCAGATTCCCAATATCTGAACACAATGCGTGCCCTATCTTTTGGACGACGTAGTGCATGTGCAGCACTGGTAAACCCACGGCCACCCTTTCCTTTACCGACGTAATACGGTGTGCCGTCTTCACGGCACCACAGGTAAGTATAGAAGTAACTCATCGTGAACCCCTCTGGATAGCCGCTTCTATTTCTTCCTTGGGTTCAACGTCGAGACACTCAGTGAGAAGTAAAGTACCCGCCGTGGCTGTGGCGTTCTTGAGAGCCTCGATAACCACTTTTACTGGGTCTAAAATTCCACGCTCAATCAGGTTAGTGAACTCATTGGCACGGGCGTCATAGCCCCAGTCATACTTAGGGTCAGGAAACATATAGAACGGATGTTCAATTATCTTGAGTAAAACCATCACAGGGTCTTCCCCGGCGTTCTTCGCGATCTGTTTCAAAGGCTCGACACATGCCTGTGAAACCACGGTCAGGCCGGGGTTTGAAGAGAATACCCGTGCTTGTGCTTTGAGGAGGGCGAGTCCCCCTCCGGGAACGCATCCGGACTGAATGGCACAACGGACAGCGCCAGCGGCGTCGTCAAAGCGGTCTTTGCGTTCACGCATCTCGGCATTGGTGTTGCCGCCGACACGAATGAGAGCTATGCCGGTTGTGAGTTGTGCGAGGCGACGTTCAAGCCATGCCTTGTTCACGCCATCAGCCGTTTCCATCTTGGTTTTGATTTCGCCGACACGGCTGGCGATACTCTCCGGAGTGCCATAGCCGTCGATGACCGTGGTGGTGGAATCGGTGACCACGATGCGGCGAGTCTGTCCGAGGTGGGAGAGGTTGGCGGACTCCAGCTTGATACCGGAATCATCCATAATGGCCGTGCCACCTGTGACGGCGGCGATGTCACGAAGCAAGTCTTTACGACGTTCCCCGTAGGCTCCGGACTTGACCACGACAATGGGTGCTTGAGCACGGATGCGGTTGACTACGAAACACGCCAGTCCGTCCTGCTCAATGTCCCCACAGATGACCAGTAATGGCTTCCCTGTCTTGGATACCTGTGCCAACAAAGGCGCGATGCTCTTGGCGGTGCCGATGCGTCCCTCGTACAGGAGAACGAAGGCATCTTCGTATACCGCCTCGAAACGTTCGAGGTCATTGGCGAAGGAGGCAGAGAGAAACTCCCCGGAGATGAACTCTATGCCGTTGGTGATAGTAAGGTCGGTAAGTATAGTACCCGACTCCTCCACGGACACCGCACCTTCCACACCGACAAGGGCGAACGCCTCGCAGATGATGTCGGCCAAAGCTTGGTCGCCATTGGAGGCGATATACGCTATTGCTGAAGTCTCCTCGGGGGTAGTCACCGGGACGGCCATCAAAGTAAGTTGCTCCACAATGAGAGCGGCGGCTGAATCCATCTGGAGTTTCAATTCCCATGGACTGGTACCGGCTTCGATGAAGTTGACCCCGGCATGACACATGGCCTGTACCAACGTGGTTGCGGTGGTGGTGCCATCTCCAGTTGCTTGAACGCAGCGGTTTGCTGCTTCACGGGCTAAGTCGGAGCCGATTTGCATCCGGGGGTCTGACGGGTTTACCGAGTTCGCAACTGTCACGCCATCTTTTGTGGTGATGGGCGGGAGTCCTAACAGCCGACGCCCGATAGCGACGTGACGACCTTTAGGCCCGAGCGTGACCTTCACCGCATCCGCCAAGTAATCGACCCCGGCGAGGATGGAGTCACGTGCTTCGGTTCCGTAATAGAGATTCTTAGCCACTTAGTTGACCTTGTGGATGCTTGTGGGTTTATCCCCGTAGAATTCCCGTCGTTCGAAGGTTGCGTCCTGTGCAGCGGCGGGGAGTTCGAGAGCATCGTTGGTGAGAAGTTCGATAGCACAATTCTTGTTGCAAGCAATCTTGGCGAGAGGGGCGATTTCTTCGCCGATGAGATGTTCCTTGATGACGGTGTACCAGCCACAGGCGGCTTGAAGCTGTTCCGGGGTTACTGGCTGGACGAGTGCGACGATAACGCCGCAGTTATCACAGACGCGAGTTACAGTGATGCTTTGAGTTTGACCCATTACTTTTTCTCCTTGTGTGCTTCAGCGTGTGCCTTGTATGCTTCAACGCGGTCAACCCCGGCAAAAATCCCACGGGTATAGGCTTCAAAGACGCAGCGGTTGTGGTAACCCTCGCTATCCTTGTTTGGGTTGTAGAGCAGGTCAGCTATCTTGTTGAGTTCGGGGGTATCAGGGAAAGTGGTGCTTTGGGTTTGACCCATGTTAGTTACTCCAAAATGAAAGCCACCAGACATAGAGCCTGTGGAGGATGG